TTTTGCGTCACCGTTCGTTCTGCTTTCAAGAGTTTTCCCAACGCTATGCTGATTCTTCCTTACTCGGTGAGACGATCGCACTCCCAGAACTCCGTCTTCAAGACCACAAGAATCGGCAGAATTCTATCGATGCTATTGACCCTTGGAAGAAGCAGAAGTATGAGATTCTGATGCAGCAATACTTCAAGCAAGGTATGGAACTCTACCAGCAGATGCTTGAAGATGATATTGCAAAGGAGTGTGCTCGTTTTGTGCTCCCTCTCGCCGTAGGGACAAAACTCTACATGACGGGAAATCTTAGGTCATGGATCCATTACATCAATCTGCGTACCGCCAACGGCACCCAGAAGGAGCATATGGACATTGCTGAACTCTGTAAGCAGCATTTCATCTGTCAGTTCCCAGTCGTCTCTGAGGCGCTTGGGTGGTGTCCTGAGGGTGACTGCGGATGTTCTCAGCATCTTGATGAGTGCGACTGTCTACAACCATCATTGAGGATCGACTAATGCCTACTTACCCCGTAATAAATAAGACCACTGGGGAGACAAAAGATCTCCGCATGACCGTTGCTGAATATGAGCAATGGAAAATTGACAACCCTGACTGGGATAAAGACTGGAGTCAAGGTATCGCAGGTACAACCTACGGCACCCCCAAACAATCTGATGGATTTAAGGAAGTAATGTCCAAAGTCCAGAAAGCACATCCCCGAGCAAACTTGAGCCGTTTTACTTGATATGCCTAGAGCACGTAAAAGGAATACAACTAGTAATCCTGTCCCTTCCAACATGACTGCTAAGCAAATTCGCAGAAAGAAACCGATTGATAAGTCCTACATGGTTCCTATCAATCCTTTGACTCCCAATCAGGAGACTGTGTTCCAGCAGTATTCTGAAGGTCAAAACATTTTGCTGCACGGTGCTGCTGGTACAGGTAAAACCTTCATCACTCTTTATCTTGCTCTACAAGAAGTGCTTGACGAAAATAGTCCTTATGATAAGATCTATATTGTAAGGTCTCTTGTACCTACCAGAGAGATTGGTTTCCTTCCTGGAGACCATGAAGATAAGTCTGCACTTTATCAGATTCCATACAAAAACATGGTTAGATACATGTTCAGTATGCCTGATGACAATTCCTTTGATATGTTGTATGACAACCTCAGAGCGCAGGAAACTATTAGTTTCTGGTCTACAAGTTTTATCAGAGGTGTTACTCTTGATAATTGTATTGTTATTGTAGACGAGTTCAGTAACTTGAACTTCCACGAACTTGATTCGATGATCACCCGTATTGGTGAAGACTCTAAAATTATGTTGTGTGGTGATATTACACAGACCGACCTTGTTAAAGAGAATGAGAGGTCTGGTATTGCAGACTTCATTAAAATTCTTCAGAACATGCGTGAGTTTACTTGCGTTGAGTTTGGTATTGAAGATATCGTTCGCTCTGGTTTAGTTAAATCTTATCTGCTTACCAAATATAATCTAGGATACTGATGTTTAATTTTGTTGATGTTGACCTTCACGAACATGTGGAAGTTGAACCTGTGACTCAAAATGGTACTCGATTTTACCCCATCCCTGGAGCAGATAAATATTATCCGAGTGTTACCTCAATCACATCGTTTAAGAACGCACAATTTTTCCAGAAATGGAGATCTAGAATTGGTGAAGAAGAGGCTAATCGCATTACTGCTAGAGCAACACAGAGAGGCACTGCCTTTCACGGATTAGCAGAAGACTATTTCAAAGGCACAGTAGACATCGATAGGTACTTGGAAAATAATCCATTGTCTGTTAGAATGTTTCAGTCCGCAAAGTCTACGCTAGACCGTATTAATAACATTCACTGTTTAGAGACTTTTTTATATTCACATTATCTCGGTCTGGCAGGTCGTGTAGACTGCATTGCTGAGTTTGATGGCGAGTTGGCAGTAATCGATTTCAAAACTTCAACTAAAGAAAAAAAGGAAGATTATATCGAGCACTACTTTGTGCAAGAGACTGCATATGCAGCGATGTTCCTTGAGCGTTCTGGTTTAAAGGTAAAGAAAATTGTCACACTTATCGCCACCGAAGAGGGCACTATTCAAATTTTTGAGAAGTACAATCTTGATGACTATTTACAATTACTCAAGTCCTATATTGAAGAATTTGTTAGGGGAAGACATGCCTAAAGAACAAGCAGAGGATAAATTCCTCACACCCACCAAATTCTCTCAAGAGATTGAGCGTTTGGTAAAACGTAGTAACGGTTTGATTACATACGTTGAAGCAGTAGTAACTTACTGTCAAGAGAATGATATTGAACTGGAAACAGTTCCAAAACTCATTTCTAAACCTCTAAAAGAACGCCTGCGCCATGAAGCAGAGCGTCTAAACTATATGAAGAAACGATCTAAGGGAGTTCTACCATTGTGACTGGATTTGAAGTGTATAAGATGTACCTTGCATTGAGAATGCACTTCACTAATGATAAATATGATTATGTAAAATACAGAGGCAAAGTAAACGCTTCTGAAAAGGCATTTGAACAGAGGAGAGACCGTTATTTCTTTAAAAAATTAGCGACGAAGTATGACGGGAATCAAATCCTGAATTACTTTGTCGCTAATTTTATGGTCGATCCTCAAGGTTATATTAAATCCTTTAGTGACGGTAATTACTCTGCTTGGAAAGCAAAACAAGAGTCTTTCTCTTATAAATTTAGACAGGACGTAGACCTTCTGCTAACATACTTTGAATCTCCTTACCAAGACAAATTCGACAAAATTTTTGAAGTAAAAGAAGGACAACACCCACCTCTTATCAGACATTATCTTTCTGGAGAAATATCATTAGAGACTCTGGTTGTATTTGAAACGTGTTTGCGATATATTAAACGGTTTGATGCACGATTATCCGATCCAATTTGGAAAGACATCAGAAAAAGGGTAATAAAATATAGACCATTCTTGAATATTGATTGTACTACTTATAGAGGTGTGATACTAACAGTTATACGGACGAAGCTATGAGTAATTTTTTTAAGTCTGAACAGGTTCAGGCAAACTTACAAGACATCTTTGAAACTTATCAAGAGATTGCATCTATGACCTCTCAACTAGGGAGTATGAATAAGAAAGAAAAGTTGAGTCACATTGAAGATTGCAAGGTGCTGATTGATAAACAAAAAACTTTCTATGGTAGACTGTGCCTTGCTGCATCGGAGGATTCTGAAGCAGCAGACATGAAGACAAGGATCAATGCCTTGTCAAATGCATTTGGGTATCGAGACCTCGCTGAGTGCATGGATGCTATGGTCATGACACTCGAACAAGCGGCACAAAGGGAGGTTGACGAGACCTAAATACTATGCTATCCTTACAGGGTAGTCAATCAAATACAACTACACACAACTAATACGGAGAATACGAACATGTCTTTTGCATCTCTCAAGAAGGCGTCTGCCGAGGGCAACACCTTTGCAAAACTCACTCGTGAGATTGAGAAACTGAACCAACCTGCTGCTGGTTCTTCTGCTGACGAACGTTTCTGGAAACCAGAAATGGACAAGTCTGGCAATGGTTATGCTGTTATTCGATTCCTTCCTGCTCCCAATGGCGAAGAAATGCCTTGGGCAAAGGTCTGGAGTCATGCTTTCAAAGGTCCTGGTGGACAATGGTACATCGAGAACTCTCTGACCACTCTCGGTAAGGATGACCCCGTGGGTGAACTGAACCGCGAACTGTGGAACAGTGGTCGTGATTCTGACAAGGAGATTGCTCGTGCTCAGAAGCGCAAGCTCTCTTACTACGCTAACATCTATGTTGTGCAAGACCCCGCACACCCTGAGAACGAAGGTCGTGTCTTCCTGTACAAGTTTGGCAAGAAAATCTTTGACAAACTGACCGAAGCAATGCAACCTGCATTTGCTGACGAGACTCCCATCGACCCCTTCAACTTCTGGAAGGGTGCTGACTTCAAACTGAAGATTCGCAAGGTCGAAGGTTACTGGAACTACGACAAGTCTGAGTTTGCTTCCCCCAGCACTCTGGGTAACTTTGAAGATGACAAACTGGAGTCTATCTGGAACCAGGCATACTCTCTTGCAGAGTTTGAAGACCCCAAGAACTTCAAGTCCTATGAGCAACTGCAAGCACGTCTGAACCTGGTGCTTGGCAAGGGTGCTGCTCCTGCTCCTCGTGTCGATGAGTCCCTTGAGGACGAGTCTGAAGGTCGCGGTTCTTTCAATGATCCTGATATCACTCCTTCCAATCAACCTGATTGGGGAACTGAAGTGAGTAACTTCCGAGAGAAAGCAGTTGCTGCTTCTCCTGTCCAAGACGAAGATGACACTCTGTCTTACTTTGCTAAACTTGCTGAGGAGGACTGATGAAAACTCTTACCGTCGAAGACTATCAGAAGGCGGGAGAAGAGTTTTGGCCAAAGTATTGGTACGTTGCCAAAGAACTTGGTGAAGGTGCCAAACCTGAGGACGTTCTAAAAGTTATGGAGGCGGTCGGTACGGTCGCCCTCAAACTTAAACTAGAAGATAAACTCGCTCCCTTCGGTTTCAATAAGAAAAAGGAGAATGATGATGGGTGAAGCAGTTCACGCTTGGAATACCATGACATACGCTGAGGGAGCACTGTTCTCCCTCTGGGTCATCGGTATGTACTATATAAAGTTACGAATGGATAGGAGATTCGGACGATGAAACTTGCACTCGCTGCTTTGATGATGCTCTCTGCCCTACCTGCTAGTGCAGAAAGTATTGGTGACCGAAGCAATCGGTTGGCATATCAATCGCAAAGAGGATATGCTCATCAACAAAAGTGCTATCGCACTGAGTATCGTGAAGAGTATGTGCCAGGTACTATGAGAAGTCCTGGATATGTAAAGACTTATAAGGAGCGAGTGAAGGTCCCTTGTAATAACAATGTGTATCGTCGTGATGATGCTCCGCAAAAACAGCATCAAACTGACGACAATTCCTGCATCGAAGGTTCTATCTTAGGTGGAATCCTTGGTGGTGGTGCAGGTGCTGCAGCATCTAGGGGTGATGGTCGCTACTGGGCAATCCCTCTAGGTATTGTCGGTGGTGCGATGGTTGGATGTCAAATTGATGGGGGCTAAAACGAAATTCGACTTTTAGTTACCAAAAAGTCGAAAAAAAATTCCCGCCAAAAATTAGGACTCTAAGGTTTTTTCCAGAATAATCCTAAACAAATTATCTTTCATCATAACGAGGGCTTCTTGCTCTCTAGGGTCGCCACCAGGCCATTTTTCTAGATGAAAACAGACGGACCTGTACACAAGTGCAAGTCCGTCTTTTGATATGTCTAGACTATAAAAGTCGTTAGGATCAATATCCTCCACCGTAACCTCCGCCACTAGGAGAAGGACTTGGAGAAGGAGAGGGACTTGGAGAAGGCGAAGGTGAAGGTGAAGGTGACGGAGATGGACTGGGGCTAGGTGAAGGACTAGGTGAAGGTGTTGGAGATGGAGATGGGGTGCTAGTAGTTGTCCCAGAACCTCCAGAGGAAGCAGTTGATGTGCTGCTAGATGTACCAGTCTGAACTACAGTTGCGACAACACCTTCTGTTGCTGTTGCGCCAGCAGTAGTGCTACCATAATCGAAAGATGTTACAGCACCAACAGCAGTAGTACGTGCAGAACTTGCATATACTGTTGATTTTCTATTTAAGAAGAGTTGTGCGAGGCTTAGTCTGGTTTGCTTATTGTTATTGACATCCAACTCTCTATTTGGAGCATATTCAACCAGATCATCAAACTCTTCAATAATCAATTCAATAATTGAAGAGTTTGGTAATAAAATATTTCTATTCAACTCATTTTGGAACTCTTCATGCTCATAATTTGAAACAGGATACACCGATGCTTCTTTTGTTAAAGTAGTTCCATCAGGCATTACAGTTCTATATGTTTCATTAACCTCAATGCCCTCTTTTACATATACAATATCATTGTATAAAACTTCGTTTGTTTCCCAATGATGGATGCCATCTACTGAGTCATATTTTTCTTCTACAAACTTTTGCAATGCATCCGAAGATTTTGGCCATTGTTCGTAGAAATCTGTAATATTATTGACTAGTAAGATTACCCAATCTTTGAATGGATCTCCACAAATATCATCAGCAAGACTGGATGGTGTATCTCCATCTCTGATAGAATAAGTCTCAAATAATGTAATGTACTTATCCAAATCTTCTCTTGCGAGAACTCTTCTGAATAGATTTTTTACTAGACGATACTTGAAATTTTCTGAAGACGTAATGCCTTCAGCAACGTAAATATTTGGTAATTGTGAGAAGTATGCCATTTAGAATCCGCCGAGAACGTCGTCTAGAGTGATGATAGAAGTTTCAATAAATGTTAGTCCCAGTGTAACTGAGGGTACATGAACTTGAGCAAACTGATTACGGTCTACAAGATTGCCTCTAGTTCTTAGGTTCCTAAAAGCATTATAAGAACCATCTGGAGTGTAGTTTACACTGATTCCAGCACACACAGAATCTTTAATTTTATGGTGAAGTTCAAGACCACCCTCTCCATCGCCATCAGGATTCAATCTCTTGTAGGAAAGTTCAAATTTATCAGGAACCTCAAAGAACCTGGAATTTAATGCTGTTTGGAAGGATTTAGAACTTTGAATAGCTTTGCTAAAACCAGAAGGATCATCGATGTCAGTATCACCACCAATTAATTTACCAGTACCAATCTTAGGTACAGCACCAATTTTTATCCATTGAATAATATCATAAATTTCTGCTGCTTCATCCGCACTACGAGCAAATAACTTAAAATTAAAGTTATGAGTTCTAAATGCCATATTCTTAAAAATTTGCTCTTGGAAAGGGTTGAATACTTTTCCTGTAGAAAGAGCTTGTAAAGAATTGGCATCGAGATTACCTGCTAATCCCAGCATTTGAGACAGATTGTTTGCAGCACCTGCAATAGCACTAGAAACGAATTCGTTACCAGCTCCACCTGCAAAACCCTGAACTGTATCAACAATCGAATCAAGATTACTACCACCCGATCCTGCCAATCCAGCAGCTGCAACACCAGCAACACCTAAATCAACCTGATTGTATTGAGGTTGATAAGATGTAGCAACATTGTTGGGTATTGCAAGATATACTCTAGTATCAGACCCATATTTCTTCTGGATTTTATTACCAGGAAGATTCTGTCCAAAGTATGATGTTGATGAATCAGAATAATCGATCTGATATCGACGCATCGATAAGTAATCAATAAATTCTGTGGGTGACTCTACATCGTCACTACCAGAGAGATTAGATACAGGTGGTTTTATTGGATATCTCAGGATTTTAGAATTGCGTGCCAAAATTACACCTAAATACTATGTGACCTCTATGTATTTATGAGATATCAAGGTAAGTACCGACCTTCCTTTCCTAGGAAGTATAAAGGAGACCCAAGTAACGTGATTTATAGGTCATCTTGGGAATATAAATTCATGAAATGGTGTGATATCACCCCCTCTGTCGAAGAATGGGGTAGTGAAGAAATTATTATTCCATATACATCTCCTGTTGATGGAAAACGTCATAGATACTTTCCTGATTTTTATGTTAAAGTAGGAAGGAAAAAGTATTTGGTAGAAGTGAAGCCGTTCAAGCAAACACTGGAGCCAAAAACTCAGAAACGACACACTAAACGCTACATTAATGAAGTTGTAACGTATGCTGTAAATCAAGCAAAGTGGAAAGCAGCAACTGAATTCTGCACAGATAATGGATGGGAATTTATGCTAATCACGGAAAAGGAACTTAAGGTATAATGACAATTCCAAATAAAGAATCAGCACAATATAATTCTCTACAGGATTTTATTGGATTTTTTAAAGAGAAGGATAATGCACCTTCCTTTACTAATCTATACTCTGTGCATTTTTCCACTCCTCCAATGTTGGAAAATGGCGCATATGGTAGGGGTGGAAAGTACGTTCCTGAAACAGGTGATTTAGTTAAACTATTGAATTACTATGCAGATAGTGTAAATCTTCCTAGTAAACAAGTTACTACAGGTACTTACAATCAGTTAGGATCTGCTGTTAGATATGCAACAGGTTCGACATTCAGTCAAATCAGCATCAACTTCAGAATACCTCGCTCTGGAGAAACTAGAGCATTCTTTGAACGTTGGGTTGCTTTGATGGCAAATGATGCAAGTCAATACACTGAATATTATGAAACTTATGTATGTCCCACTTTAAGAATCTATAAGTGGGAAAGAGGTGGAGGAGACCTCGCAATTACAGATAGAAAAATGTTGCGACAGGTTAGAGATTCTGGAATTACTAGGAACACTGCAATGACTCCTAAGTTAGATCAACTTACTGGTGTGTATGAGATGCGAAACGTATTTCCATATAATATTGGTTCAGTGCAACTAGATAATAGTCAAAATAAACTGATGACTCTTAGCGTTCAATTTTATTATGAGCGTTATAGATTCTTCCAAGACAAAAAGTTTAGCGTACCAGGTTTTAATCTAAGTATTCCAAATATTACAGATACAAATACGACACCTGGAACTGACCCACTTGTCAATAATGCTCTATTCAGCGGATTTGTACAGTCCCTTAGCAACTTTGCCTAAATAAAATTACTGAATTGAATTGCTATGGCATTACCTAAACTAAATGTTCCTCAGTATAAAACTACATTACCATCGACAGGCAAAACTGTAAATTACAGACCCTTTTTGGTTAAAGAGGAAAAACTCCTGTTGATTGCTACAGAAACTGGAGAACAGGCAGAACTTGTGTCTGCTATTAAAAAGATTATTACAGATTGCACTGACTTGAAAGACATTTCGTCTTTGGCAACATTTGACATTGAATATCTTTTCTTGAAGATTCGTACTAAATCTGTAGGTGAATCTGTCAATGTAACTGTAACTTGTACTGATGATGGTGAAACCGAGGTTGAAGTAGATATTCCCTTGGAAGAAATCAAGGTTCACAAAACCAGAGGTCATAAATCTGAGATTAAATTATCTGATGAAATTGCAATTACTATGGGATACCCTTCCCTTGAGAGTTTTGTTGCAATGAACTTTGATGATGGTTCTACAAGTCAAGTTGATCAGATTTTTGAAATGGCAGCAGGATGCGTTCAAACCATCTCTGATGCTAATCAAGTATATGATTGTAAGGATTCTACAAAGAAAGAATTGCTGGAATTCTTTGACCAACTAAGCAGCAAGCAGTTTGGTATGATTCAAAAATTCTTTGAAACTATGCCTAAGTTATCACACACAGTAAAGGTAACTAATCCCAATACTGGAGTTGAAAGTGAGATTGTTCTAGAAGGTCTGGCATCTTTTTTCGGATAGCACTCCTTCACACTAATCTTCGCGCTTATTATGAGGGCAATTTTGCATTAATGCATCATCATAAATGGAATATAGAACATATTGACAATCTCATGCCCTGGGAGAAAGAAATTTATATAACTCTATTAGTTCAATTCCTAAAAGAAGAAGAAAAACGGATGAAGGAGCAACAAACAGCAAGTGGCTAAAATTACCGCATACAAACTAGTTAATCCAGAGGTGTCTGCAAAGGGCAACTCAACGGTTTTTGCGGTAAATCAAAATACACTTGCTGTTAATAATTTAGGGGTTGCTGTCAGTAGTATTGCAGATACTGTTACAGATCTTGCAAAAGTTTCTGCATTAAAAGATAAGTTAGATAAGAAAAATCTTATCATTAAAAGAAGACAAGAAAGATTAGAAAAAGATAGGGCAGCAGAAGACGCAGAAGAGACACCTGCACAAAAGAAAAAAACTGAAAAGAAATTATCGGCGGGACTAAAGAAAAGTGCCAAGGGTGCATTTGGTTGGATATCTAATTTTTTAGGACCTATTGGTAGTTTCTTGGTTGATTTGGGTGCATTTGCTATAACCAAAGAGGTATTAGATTATTTTGCAGACGAAGAGAATAGGGAGAAGATATCAACATTCTTAGAAAGAACTGAATTTGTCTGGAATAAATTAAAAGAAATTGGCACCGATATCAAGGAAACGCTCTCAGATGGAATGGATGCCATCTTTGGCAAAGAGACAACGATTGAAGAAAGATTAGAAGCGTTTGGTAAGATCGCTCTGGCAATTGGTGGCATTGGTGCTTTACTTGCAGCTGCTAATAGTCTTCCTGATAGAGGTTTAGATAGAAATAGAAATCAAAATCAAAGAAACACTCAGAGAGCAGCAAATGCTGCTCAGTCTGGGAATGCTGCTAGAACACAAGTAAGAAGCACATCTCAGGGCAATCAAATAAATCAGGCAGGTCGTCAATATAGACAAAATCTAGACAGAGCTGTTAGACCTGGACAAACTCCTTCGGGAATAAGGCAACCTGTCAGACCAAGTAGAATGGCAGGATTCAGGGCAAACCTGCAGACAGGTACTGCCAATGTTCCTTTAACGCCTGGTCTGCAGAAAGCAGCATATAGAGTAGGTCCGCAAGCACAAAAACTTGCTAGGGGCGCTTCAATGGCAGCGAAGAATGCCATGGGTAGAATACCTTTCGTTGGTGCTCTCATCTCTGGTATCTACACATATTTTGAAGACGTTGACCCCATGGATGGGGAACCCGATAAGAAATTAGATAAGGCATTATTTGTAGCAGGTGGTACTGCTCTTGGTGGACTGCTGGGCAGTTTCATTCCTATTCCTGTCCTTGGTACTGCTCTTGGTGCTATCCTTGGTGAATATGTTGGCGAACTCATGTATATCCTCATCAGAGGGGATGGCATCGGTGCAGTTGGTGAAAAGTTAAAGAAAGATATTGCAAAACTTTTTGAAGCAGGCAAATTATTTGTTGGTTGGGCAGGAGACGGATTCCAGAGATTTATGGAAGGAGCGCCAAAGATTAACATCTTTGGTAGAAGTGTTCCAGATCCTTTCTTCATGATTAATCCTCTGAATGTTGTTGATAAAGTAAAACTTATCGCTAAGGCATTCTTCTCTAGAGATACGATGAATCTCAATGACAAGAAGATTGGTGAAAAAGTAACTATTGATGGTCAGGAAAAATATTTTGCTGGTGATAATTATGGATTCCAATCATTAGATGCATATAATAAATTAGTTAAAGATGGCGTTTTACCTCATCCCGCTGGTGAAGCACCTCCAATGGGTAAATCTGGAGGTGGTCTTGTACGACCTCAAGAGATGTTCCTTGGTGGTATTGTTAAAGGTATTGGTAAAGCAGTCAGCGGTGTTACAAACACAGTTAAAAAGATTGGTGGTGCAGTTAGTGGGATTGTAAATAACCCCATTGTTCAAGCAGTAGCACCAATGATTCCTGGTGTTGGTCCAATCGTTGCTGGTATTGGTGCAGTATCAGGTTTGATGTCAGGCAATCCTATGGCAGCAATTGGTGCTGGTCTTGGTATGATACCTGGAATGAGTGGAATAATGGGGCAGGTGGGCAACTTTATGAATAGTCCACTTGGTCAGATTGGTGGTTCATTGTTAAGTGGCAATTTCATGGGTGCTGCTATGCAAGGACTTGGAATGATTCCTGGACTAAGCGGACTTATGTCTGGTGGTCTGGGTAGTATTGTAGGTAGTGTTATGGGCGGTGATCTTGGTAGTGCTATTTCAACTGGAGCAGGAATGTTGGGGCAGCAGTTAGGTATTCCCTCTGGACTGATGGGTATTGCTAAAGCAGCACTTACTGGAGGTGATATGACCGAAGGTATTGCTGAAACTGCAGCACAAGCTGGTATTGACCCTAAAATTATTGGAGCAGTCAAGAGAACTAGTAATGAGTTAGGTAAAGGTGGATTATCTGCCGAATATGCAATGCAAGAAGCAATCCAATTCATACCAATTCCAGTTGTTATCAAGGAAGCTCTAGTAGTTCCTAAGGCAGTACCAATAAATAGTTCACCCCCTCCTGCTGCACCTAGCGCACCTTCTACCTTAACGCAGAGAATGCAACAATAATGGCGACTGTATCTAAAAGTAGCAAAATCAATTTCTATAAATTCGTTCAGGTAAAGAAACCTAGTAACGATGCGAAGAGTGCTGGCGACATACAATTAACAAACGCCTTAAATACTAACACAAAAGCACTCAATAATCTAGGAGCAACTGTCAATTCATTATCAAAGGTATTAGTAGATCTTAAGAAGATTGCGATAATTGACCTTGAGAGGGAACAGAAGAATCAGAAAACATTTACAGCAAAGTTTGCCAAAGAAAAGGAACAAAGAAAGAAACTTGGTTTTTCAGGAAATCTTGGAGCAAATCAGGTAAAGGGTTTCTTTGAAAGTCTCTTAGGTGTCCTTGGAAATTTATTCAAAGTTGTTATTGGAAAAAAAGTTTTAGATTGGATTGCAGACCCAAAAAATAGAGAGACATTAAAATCTGTTATTAATGGTATCGTATCATTTGGTAAATTTGTATTTAAATGGGCTAAATTTGGTGTTACCAGTACCATTGATGGTTTATATGAATTATTCAGCGGAGAAACTACTTGGTGGGAAAAAACACTAGGATTTGGTAAAGCAATTGTAGGTATTGGTACAATTTTATTAGGTATTAGATATCTAAAAAATCCTCTTAAAATTATTAAAGATATTAGCACCAGTATTAAATTATTGATTGCATTCACAAAGGGTAAAGGTGCTCTTGGAATGCTTGGAAAGATTGGTCTTGGTGCTGGTGCTCTTTGGTTATTATCTGAAGGAGTCTTTACTCGTCCTGCAGGTGATGGCACAATGGACAATATGCCAGAACTGACACCTGAGCAGAAAAAACTATCTGAAGAATTACGTAGACAAAGAATTGAAGCAGGACTGGAGCGAGAGGTTCCTCAACGTGCTGGCGGCGGTTGGATCAGTGGTCCTCAGTCTGGTTATCCTGTATCCCTGGATGGCGGCAGAAGTACATCATTTATCGGTCACGGTACTGAGTATGTTGCCCGTAAAGCAGGTGGTGGAGCATTTGTTGTTCCGTTCAACACTTCTGCTACAAAGAGAATGCCTGGACTCACTGAGAAGAGAATCGGTGAGGCAAAGAAAGCAGGATTTAAACTTCCTGGATTCGCTGCTGGTGGTAATTTAAATAAGCAGATTTATCTTCACTGGACTGCTAGTAGATATAACTGGAAGAATGGTCCGTATCATACTACTGTTCAAGGTGACGGTTCTTTATATAAGCATAAAAAATATAATCAACATACTCCTCATACCTACTATAGAAATAGTGGCAATGTAGGTCTCTCCATGGCTGGTATGAAGGGATGGGATTGGGAGAACTATGGTCCCAAGAAAGTTCAACTTGAAGCAATGATGGCAGAAGCAGCAAATGTTGCTAAGACTTGGGGTTGGACTGCAAATGATGTAAACATCAAACGTGTTATGACGCACGCAGAAGCAGCGTCAAACAAGGATGGTAGAAGACCTCATGATAACTATGGTCCTGTCTTTTGGGGAGGCACTGGTGAGCGTTCTGACTTACATAAGTTATCCAGAAATGACAGAGATGGTTCTGGTGGTGATAAACTTCGTCAGATGATGAAAAAATATATGGGAATGGAAAATCCTCCTGTATTGAATGAAGCGGGTCCTGGTACTGATAACTCTGGTGCTAATGGACAAATTAGCAATAAGGAGTATGCCCTATTACAAAAACTCGTTATTGCTGAAGCAGGTGGCGAAGGTGAACTTGGTATGGCACTTGTTGCTCGTTCTATCATGAATAGAGCAGGTTTGATTCAGAAAGGTATTGTTGGTAAGGGCATGTTTATGGCAAATGACAGTAGCATTACTGGTGTCATTATGGGTAAAAATCAATATCAACCAGTTAGAGATGGTTCGCTCGATAAACCTAGAACACAGGCACAAATGGATGCTGCAAAGAGAGCAATCGAGATGGCAAGACATCCAGCATCCCTTAGAGCAAATCTTGAATCAAAAAATATTGCTGCTGAACAGATTAACTACTTGTTAGCATCAACTGGATTTAGAACTGGTTCTGCTTTTAAAGATGAATCTCAAAATATTAATGTTGTTCAATTCGGCAATCATTTCTTCAATACTGCTGGCAATAAAGACCTCAAGACTCCTGAATCAGAACTTGCCTTAGGTGGTACTGGTGGTGGTAGACCTAGAGGTGGTGTTGATAGTGTTGACAATAGTGCAACATTCTCGATGGATAAACCTAAATTAGTTGGTGCGGGATTACTTGGTTCAAGATCTACAAGAGGTGATACATCTATGGGAGACTACTCACAGTCTACCACTGGAGTTCGTCCTGGTCAAAGTATGAGTAGTCGTAATATAAATGGAACTGGGTCAGGTTCTCCTCAAGAGATGCTAAGAGCAACTCAGCAACGTAATGATGCAAAACAACTTATTGTTCAGTTTGCTCAACAGGGTGTTCAGGCAACTGTTGCTCAAGTTACTCAAAATAATGCTGCTGCTGGTCAGATAGCACAACAGGCGACATCTCTAATTGGAACCATGATTAATAATGCATCTAGTGGTGCTCCTGTAATGCAGGGTACTGCTTCTGGCATAGTTAAAACTACTGCCTCTGTGTTGAATTCTTTCAACAACCCACTTAAAGGTATTCTAAAATGACGTTAAACAGATCAGAAGCAGGTGAAGTATCTATTCGCGTACAAGTGTATCGCGATGGTGAAGTTTTGACGAATAAAGAGGGAGCGTCAGATATTAATGAATTTATTGTTGGTGTTGAAGTTTATGAAAGTATTACTTCCGCGACTCTTGAGGCAAAACTCGTTATCCAAGATAATGCGGGTTTGATTGATAGATTCACTGGGTCTGAATTATTTAAAATTAGTGTTACAGGTAGTGTTTACGATAACACTTACTATATGAGAGCGTATAATCTTGAGTCTCGCTCAAAAATTAATCAGACAAGTGATGTATTCATTATCAACTTAAGTTCTGATGAATACATCAAGAATGAAGTTTCAAATGTTTTTGGAAACAGTGAAGTTATTTTCAAAGATACTAGTTCTAAAAATATTGTTGAGAAACTTATTAGAAGTAATTTATACCTGAATAGTAAAAAACGAGTATATGCTGAACAGAGTTTGAATAAACATCAGTTTATTATTCCAAATTGGAGACCATTTGATTGCATTTATTGGTTATGCAATCGTTCTATTAGAAAAAAATCACCTGGCAAAAATTTGCAAGGAGGTTACGTTTTCTTTGAAAATAGATTGGGGTATCACTTCAAATCTGTTGACCAGATGATTGATGATGCTAATTCGCAAAGTCCTGATGTGGAAACTAATCCTAGTGGCACAGAATCTGCAGCAAAGGTAAGACTTTACAGATATGAGTATACACCTAAAAATAGCTCAGACGATAAGTCGATGGAGCAATTTAAAATTGAAAGCATTACGTTTCCTGAAGAAAGAAACTTTTTGATGGGATTAAGACATGGTACATGGTCTGGATTTAGTATTGGTTTGGATCCTGTAACTGTATCATCGTCGAAGATGGGTCAGAGCACAGACTTGTCTGTTGATGCATATCGTTATTCGATTAAAGATTCGTGGAATAAAATGTCTCACTTGAAAGGTGGTAAGAACAAAAACCCAATCACATCTATGGATAAAGGTATTCAAGACATGACGGATTTTCCAAAGAGAGTGCGTTATTCAATTCTACCAAATCAAGTTTTCGACCCTAAGTATAGCACAAATCCTCAGAAAAATTATGAGCAATTAGTTGAACTTCAAGCATATCAGTGGATGAGAATTGAATCTCTTAAAAATATCAAACTACAAATTGTAGTTCCTGGCAACTTAGATTTGTATGCAGGATATGGTATTGACGTTACGATTCCCACTACAGGAAGAAGTGGAACAACGACCAAGATTGACAAGAGATATAGTGGAAGATACTTAATTGCTGGAGTTTCTCATAAGATTGTTAAAAACAATATGTCCACGGAGTTGCTTTTATTGAAGGATTCTATACAATAATAAATAGTATTGTATTAGGAGGTACTATGGACAGTATCGAACAACATATCGAGAAGGATAAGGAAATCCTTCAAGATCCAACCGTTTCCCCTCAGATGCGCCGTCACATCGAAGGCGAACTACATGACTTAGAAGAATATGTAGAGCATCATAAAAAAGAAATCGAAGCAGGAGACCATCACGACCCAAGTTATCTTGAATTGTTCTGTGATCAAAATCCTTCAGAACCTGAGTGTTTAGTTTACGACGACTGACTTGACACTTGCGTAAATCCTCAGTAGAATAACACTGTCAGGGTTCAGAGAAAATATAGGTTTTATTATGAGACTTGAAGATTACTTGCTAGGGCACTGGACAAATAGATACCAAGCACAATCAGATCCTACAAATTGGGTATCTGTAGAAATCATTTGGAAAGAGCACGAGGAAGGATATCAGTCTTGTAACTATAAAAGATGTGATGGACCCGACAATCCTTATAGAAGAAAGAATCACAAAATGGTTTATCTTTCTGATACGGAAGTTCTTGTCGAAAATTATCATCTAGACTGGACAAGACATAAGGATTGTGATATACTATTCACATTCGATGGTCATGCATGGAACGGGAGACTTGCGTATCCTGGAAAATGTAGAGGTTATCGAGGAGATGAAGTAATCTCTGAAATTCGTGCATATGGTGATAAGTTACATACTTGTGATCGTGGCATTGATTTAGAATCAGGTAAAATGGTTTGGGGTTCTACAGAACTCTATCGTTTTACCCGTATGGGCGAATAGCTCAGCGGTAGAGCTACTCGTTTACACCGAGTCGGTCGGGGGTTCGATCCCCTCTTCGCCCATAAATAAATTTGTTATAAGTTCAACAACGCAATGCAAACCATTGACGGTATTATTAATGAACCTACAGTAAACTTCGTTGGTAAAGACGGATTTTTCTGGTGGGTTGGTGAGGTAGAAGATAATGAAGACCCTATGGAGTTGGGTCGTGTCAAAGTTCGTGTACTTGGATATTATACGAACGTTCGTGGTGGCACTACAAACTCTTTGCCTACTGATAATCTTCCTTGGGCAACAGTTCTTCAACATACTTCTCAGGCAGGTAACGATGGTCAGGGTGAATCCTCTGGTCAGTTACAACCTGGTGCTATTGTCATGGGATTCTTCATGGATGGAGAATCTGCACAGATGCCTATTGTTATTGGTGTCATGCGTGTAAATAAATCTGCAGATACAGCAGAAAAGAAAGTATTTGCATTTACTGGTGAGAACATGGAACCAGGCATTGCACCAAACGCATCTGCATTGCCACCTGGTGAAACGAATACCATGGCTAGAAAATCTGACGGTAGTTCGACATATCAGCGTCCATCTGGTCAGAATAATAGTGTTTCTGTTCCTGGACAAAAAACTACTCGACCTGGAGGATACGGATCACCTTCTAACATTGGTACGATGCCAGGTATTGCTGGTAGTTCGGGCAATCCCCAAAAACCTAGAAATCCTGAAAAACCTATTCCTGCAGCAAATGGTGTTGGTGGTCCATGGAAAACCCTAGAGTATAAGTTATCATATCTTATTGAAGATATTGCAGATACTGCTGGCACTCTAGTAAAAGCAGAAAATGGAGACTTCCTTGACATTGTTACTGGTAAGTTAGTTACAGCACAATCTCTCACCAATAAGTTACAAAATTTCCTTAGTTCTGTATTTGCACAGGTTGTTTCTGCAATTAGGCAGCAACTATCAAACCTTGCTGACCAGTTATCTCTTGTCAATCTTCTTGGTGGTGCAACTGGAGCTCCATACATTATCTTTACCGCTATTCAGTCAGCAATCACAACAATTTTAAGTTCTCTTTGCAGTATTGACCAGCAACTGATTGGTTTTATCAATGATCCTATTGGTTCATTGCTTGGTATCCTTGAAGGATTTTTGAACTCTGCTATTAGTAAAGCAGAAATGGTTCTTCAGGGTGTTCAATCTGTTATTGATAGCGTTGTTTGTCAGGTTCAGGGCATCATTGACACCATGCTGAGCATTGTCGATACTGTTTCAACCATTGTTGAGGGTGTAGGTCAGGCAAAAGAAATTCTTGATGCATGGAAAGCAGGTAGCGAAATTTTTGAAGAAGGCACAGACCTGATTAAAAATGGCATTAACAGCATCACTGGCATCATTTCTTTCTTCTTGAAGTTCTTCAGCAGTGGTTGTAATCGTACCGCACATGGTGGACAGGATACTGTTGGTTGGTTCCCTCTCTTTGGTGTAACACATTGTACTGAAGCTGAGTTAGACAAAATTAATAAGATTAGAGGAAAGCAACGAGGGGGTTGTGGTGATAATGGTGGTGGCGGAAGTTTAATTGATAATATTATTAATCAAGCAGATCCATATCTGACTGCAGCAAAAACCATGCTGGATGGTTCATATGAGATGTGGGTTGGAACTCCTGGTCGTCAAGCATCAATCAAAAAGAGTGGTAATGGAACTACTCATACATCAGTATCTCTCAACAATAACACTTATTCCGAATACACGTTCCAGAAAAAACTGAGAGAAGATAATCCCGATATTACAAGTGAAGAATTAGAGAAAAAATTAGCACAACATAAAAAGACTGGTACGGATAGTAAAGGTGATAGTGGTAATTTAGTTGCTGACCACACATCGTATGCAGGTAACTATACTAGTGAGGTTCATGGTGACCGTTGTGAAATCGTTGATGGAACAGAAACAATTACAGTTGAAGGTGATTATCACTTGAAAATTACTGGAAACTGTCACCTTGAAGTTGGTGGTGGTTTCTTTTTGAATGCTGCTGGTGCTCCTCAAGTTGCTCCTAAAGAAGGTGCTAGTAAGAATGATAAAATTCAAAAGCACACCATGGTATTTGGATCTGATGTTGATGTTAACGTAGCAGGTGCTAAGTTTGCTCTGCAATCATCTGAGATTGAATTGGGTGCTCAAGCACACAAAATTGCTGGTGCAAGTTACGAAAACTCCTGTGGTAATCAGAGTTATTCTGGTGCTGAGGTTATGATCAATGCTAATAACTCTATTGAATTTAACACAGTATCAGAATACCACTTTGTAAACTTCCCAAGCACCAATCCAGTTTCTGCTAAATCGGGTATCTTTAATATGGTTAGAGGTTCTATTGACTCGGTTCTTGTTCCTGGTTCTGGTGGTTCTGATACTGTACCTAGATATAGTGTTACTAATCCTTCTGGTCCTGTAAGTTACGTCTGTGGTGCAACTGGTTACAACTGTAGCGTTACTACTGGTGCATTTAACGTTGATGTTGTTGCAGGTCTATTCAGAATCTCTGCAAAAACTGTTGGCACTATTGATGCCTTGGCAGCACTCAACCTCAGTTCTGAAGGAATCGTTAGAGTTTCTGGTAAGTCCATCTTCCTGAATTGACAAGGGTTGACACCTGTGCTATGATATGAGGGTAGTCAAGAGACACTCATGGATTCCCTCGCACACGTCTTTGTCAATTTCTCAAAGCGTAAGATGACCCTCGTCGATGACGAAGGTTATGAAAACGAAGTACAATGGAAGATGGATATGGAGGGCGCTGCTGGATTTTCAGAAACTATTTCTGAAGTTCAAGAAATTGTTGACAATGATTTGATTACTTATTGCTTTGCTGTAAAATGAATGAACCAATCCGAGTAACAGAAGCAGAAGCAGAACAGTATCTTGAGTTTCTGGTTGATATGTGTGAGCGCAATCGTTGCGTTTGGCGTATCGAAAGACCCGATGGTGCTGCTGTAATTCTCGCTCCTGTAGTTCAGTCAGGTCCTCCTCTCTCCGAGGATGTAATTGACCAAGTAGAAGAATTTCGTAAACAATTTATTGAGGCAATCGATGAAACTTCGTAATGCAATTTTGTCTGGACTTATGTTCGGAATGGCACATGGTATTGCAGCAAATGCTGAACCTACCAAGGGTTACTACAGCATGGATGCAATGGGTTGTATGCTCCTTCGTGAATGCACCAAAGATGTAGAAGAAGTTTATTCTCTACTTGATATCTCTTCCAACTATGATAATACAGAAGAGTTTACACCAGTGGCACAAGAGTTTAATAACATGCTCATGTCACTAAATCAAATCGGTGTCAAAGTATATCTTGCCGATGAACGTTACTTCCCTAAGATGCACCGTGGAGTATATCACACGGTAAGCAATAACTTCTTTTTGAACAAGAAGTTTATGGATGATCCTGGAACTTTGATGATGGTAATGCGTCATGAAGGGTGGCACGCTGCTCAGGATTGTATGGCAGGTTCTATTAAGAATAATATGATTGCCATTATCCTACCTGAGGAAGATGTTCCTATGTTGTGGCGGGTTATGGTAGAACGTACATATCCTGCAAGTGCAGTGCCCTGGGAAGCAGAAGCACAGTGGGCAGGAAGAACTGAAGGTATGACCATGAAAGCACTTAAGAGTTGTGCTGCTGGCACTATGTGGACTGATTATGAAATCACTCCTATGACTCGTGAGTGGTTGGAAGAAAACAACTACATAAAGAAGCAGTGACAGACCGATGGGAATGTATGAGTCTCTGAATTGTTTTGAGGAAGCACTTAAACATTTTGGCACACGAGTGGAGATGATCACTGCCATGGAAATGGCAAAGAGAATCTCTGCTGAAGATGCATACCAAATGATTAAGGAAGAGTTGAAAGAGGTAAAAAAGTGTCGTAAAATATTGAAAAAAGAAGAGGATTGTTGATGGGAATGTTCGACACAGTAAGGTCTTCTTATGACCTTGGACCTGGGTATCACAAAGACCTTCAAACAAAAGATTTGGAGTGTCTTATGGGTGAATATTGGATTGACCCTAACGGCAATCTATTTGAGGTTGATTATTCTCATACTCAAGACTTTACTGATGATTTTGCCCACTATACATGGAACGGAAATCATGGTAAAGTAAGACCCTGTTACTGGACAGGTCTTGTCGAAGTTTACCCAGCAAAATGGGATTGCTATTATGCTCCTTTTCCATCTTGCTTTTTACACTTTCGATATGGTACAATTGTAGAGGTCACACACAATGATAAACGTCAACGAACTTCCTGATGGCAAACTCCAAATCGAATGGGACGAAAACGACCCGATCGAAAGCATCCTCAACGACTGGACGGAAAAAGACTTCCAAGACTTCTTCGCGTACCGCCTCAGTCAAGACTCAGGAAAATCTGAAGAAGAATTTGGAGAA